GTAGCGCAATTCCAACATAGCTATCTTTACGTGACATATACTGACGCTTCATCACCTCGCCTACATTACCTGCGTAAGCTATCTCGCAAGCTAACGATGGGACAAGAGTAATGTTTTCCTTAGAATCAACAGACAGCTGTTCGCTATTCTTTGTCAGTTTGTCATTAATAGCATCATTCTTTCTCTTTAAGGCGGAAACGTCCTCCTGCATTCTCTTCGTCACAAGCTGTTTTACCCTTTCTACAGGCTTATATGTCAGTATATTTTGAGAATCATATCCTGCAATAGCCCACGTAAGGCGCATATACTTAGCACCATTAGGGATAGAAACTTTTCCACTTGCAACAGTGTTATAGGTATCTGTCTTGAAAGTACCAGAAATATAGCTATCTTCACTTTCAGAAGTATAGAATGCGTAACCATATCTCTTTGCGAAACCAGCACTTGAGAACTGAATGTTATCCCCTTCTGCAACCCTTACGAGAAGAACCTGCGTTCCACTATTATCGACAAGAACCCCATTTTCTGTGACTGCTTTGTTTAGAGAAAGATACAATCCCTCACTGCTCTTGTTTATGGTCACAGCACTCTCTGCTACTTTGAATACTTCTTCTAAAAGTCCTTCTCTTAGTGCAGACGCATCGGTAGAATTTTCGGAAAGCCCTTTGACTATTCCATAAACATCCTCTAAGCTTTTGCCATCTTCTGTCGTTGCCTTGACATTCTTCAATGCTTTTGTCACAGCTGCCTGCGACATAACAGAGGTTGCACTATCGCCTGCCTCCTGCGCAATAGGCACACCACCACTTGCAGACATAGACGCAATAGCCTCTGCATTATCACGAGCTTTCTTCTCAATCTCAGCAATAACAGCTGATACAGCTTTCTGTGAGATAGGCTTATCAGCAGCTTCGCCAAGTTCCTGCGCAATGTCGATAGTCGCTGACGGCTGTCCTGTACGTGTCAAAGACTTTGTGGCTTCATAGACTTCCTGCAAGTTCTTGCCGTCATTGGTAGTTGTAGCTTTAGTAATAGCCGCGGTAGTTGCTTTCTGTGACATCGCCTTATCCTCGCTTTGTCCTGTTTCCTGCACAAGCTCAATATTACTACTGCCTGCGAACTCTGACCTCAAATCAGTAACTCTGAACTTTTTTAACCTGCCATCTCTGCCAACAGCTGGGAGGGTGGTGAAATCCTCAATATTATCTGATACTGGGAGTTCTGCGATGTCCTGCGACTGCCCTTTGATAGTTTCTATCACCTCGTGGACGATGCCACTCTTTTCTTCTTCTGTCATATCTTTATCGTTAAATGGTTATTCAAACTTTGGTTTGTTATCATCGACTTTTACATGATCCGTTTTGAGATACTCGCTAAGGTAAGGAATCTTATCAATCATCTTCAGTGTCAAGACGTAATAGATAAACCCTGCCACTTTCCACATCGTGGTATCTTCGATGAGCATCTGTCGCCAGTTGCGGACGATATTCGTGCCGTAAAACCATATAGCCACACCGCACAACACCTTTACTACGCCCACCGTCTCCTCCTCGTTATGCAGGAAATGACCCGTCACAAACACTGCTGCGGTCATCACAAAGAAGAGGGCACAATGACGAAAGAAAACCATTGACTTTTTCCAATCCCAATGCTCGCCGTGCGTCATTCCTGCTATCCATCCGAAGATGTAATTGAGCACAAAGACAATGAGCATAGCGTACATGAAGTCACGAATAGGAAAGAACAGGCTTAATAAGCCGCTAACAATACTCCCCATGATATACTTGAATTGTTCTAAATAGTTCATACGAATACACCTCCTTTCTTACAACAGATAGAGCCCTATACCCAATAGTGCTCCCGTCATCCCTGCCACGACATCGTGCCAATCGAACTGCTCCTTGCGGAAGTAATAATCCATGCTCTCCTTGCCAAACATGACAATGAAGGCTGGTACGAGCGATAATAATAAACATGCATCAATGGCGTGCAGCCCACGGCATACTACCATCGAAACGATTAATCCTGCAATCATGTGCAGATACTTGTCGCTGCCAATGCTGGCGAGCTTACTGAAAAATTTGTACATTGCGTCCATAATTAAATTGTTTATGCCCCTTTCAACACCGCCCTTGGGGCTTTTAGTTTGTGAGTGGTGCGATATGTTGTTTTGAGCAAATTTGGTCACACGTATGAGCAAATTTGGTCAGCGTTGTGAGCAAATTTGCTCATTTTCTTAGCTAGCGTAATCAACTGCCCTCGTGCATTCTCGTTATTTCTCCCGTACCTTTATCTATCACTTTGTTGCGCCACAAGACCCTGTACTCGAACTCGGGAGTTAAGGGAATGGGCGTGCCCACCTTATACTGCTTATCCCACGTGGCAACATATAATATCTCGCCCGTTTCGTCCACATTCAGCGTCTTGCCCTGTCCATCGGCTTCGACCACGCCAACGGGAACAACCAAATCCTTTATACCTAAGATTGGCACGTCCACCTCGATACGGATGTTATTCCCGAACGTGCTGCGCTCAAAACCCGTATTGCGCACAAAGAGTGTGAGGCTGATTAGCACCGAAACATACACGCCATCTGATGCGTCATTGACCGTCATGGTGAAAGCCTTGCGCTGTGCGTATGCCGTAATATCCGTTGGCAATACAATGCCGTTACGGTTCAAAAGTAACATCGTGTTGCCCTGCTTATCCTTGATGATAAGATTAGCACGCCCATCGATAATACCATATTCTATTCTGTCCTCCGTGCCTTGCGCAATGATGTGCCGAGCATCGATTGTGCCATCAGCATTGAAAATAGCTGAGGGTGTGCCGTCCGTGCCTTGTATGCGGGTCTTATTGGCGGAAAGCGTAATCTGCCCATTGCGTAACGTTACGCCCGCTTGCTTCAAGCCCTCCACTACGAGGTTAATACCCCCTAGAGCGTCCTCGCCGTCACGGGTCTTGAGTGTGAAGGAATCGGTGTAAACGAAGCTGCCCCTCGGACTATGTTCCTCAATGATAAACGGCTCTAAGGCAAAGGTACTGATACCAGCGTAAATGACCTGTCGTGCCTCTGACGTGTAGATAATATAGGCGTATTGCCTGTCGGGATCGGTCTGCGAGCCTAGCTGTATGATACTATCGCCTGCCAGTGGCTCGTCATTCTGCACGGACATATCCATGCCAGTAGCCGCCACCTCTCTATCGGGCAATACGACATTCACCTTACCCTTGACGTTGGAAAGGTCTACGTAATAGTATCGCCTGCCATTGACCCGCTCCTCACCCGTTGCCATCACCAGTCGCCAGTAGTAGCGGTTGGCGGCGTTGCCCGTGGTGCGTGAAATGAGGTTACCCGTCTTACACATCGCCTGGTCGCCCACTCGCCAGTCGTTACTTATCGCATGATCATCATCCTCGGCAAGGAAGTAGCATCTATAAGCAGATATACTATTCCCACCTGATGACACTCTATAAGAGAGTAGGGCATTACTTATCATCACCTGCTTATTTGCAGACCTAAAGAAAGTTGTTGAGTTAACGATAGGAGTACCATTAGCACCAACTGGAATAACACTATATATGTGTGCGCTTGCAGACGTAAATCCAACATCGCCAGTAGTAAATGCAAGACGTTTATACTCCAACTCTGGAAAGGTCGCTTTCTGCCTTACATTCAATTTATCTACCTCCGCCACGCTCTTTCCGTGCTCGTCCTCGTATATTCCGAAGCCTGCACCGTCCACCAGCCCTGAATGGAAGTCCTTGCTCTTGACGGCGTCCGCCTTGATGTATCTTGCTATCATGTCAAGCAGCGTGGCATTTCCGCTTCCGTCAATCCCCATACCAGTCGCAAAGGCAATCCCCTTGAGGAACGTTATCAGCTCTTGGGCGGTGTCGGGAGAATCCTTGCGGAGGAAACGTGGGTCAACATAGTTCTTGATTATCTCGGCAGTCTGATTAGCGTTGATACCGCCACCGCTGAAATTACCCGAAAGGATATTATTCACATCCTCCTTGAGTTGAGAGATAGTACCCTTGACAGCTTGATTGCCAACGACAATATCCTGTATGATTGGATAGTCCAGCTTTGTGATGAGCTTGATAACACGTGTATTTAACTTATAGCCCTGCCCATCGTCAAAGACTACCTTCTGCCCTATGTAAAGGTTAGGGTTACGCTCCGCAAAGGCAACCGCATTAGACGCAAAAGAATAATTGTTATTGTCTTGCGTTCGTCTGTTTATCTCCTTGATGGTGCGTGCTGCTAATTCCGCTTGAGCGAGCTTTGTTTCGTGTTCGCCCATGACGATGTTAAACAGCACAACCATGTTACACGTGTAGTCGGGCTTATCCTTGCCACGTGGGTAAAGTCCCTCACTTTCGTTGGTAGGAATGATGGTGTCGCCACTCTGATACTTGATTATCTCATAGTCGCCCTTGAGGATAGATACACCACTATCACCATTTGAGGTACTCTCTGGGATATTCTGATTCGTCTCGTGGTAATGGAGTTCAAAGCCCTCTTGCCCGTTTGGCTGCCCTACAAGCCCTTGTGTCAGTGCGTCGTATTGCCCATCCGTGGCGTGGGTGTTAACCTTGAATATTCCTTTGAGCGTGTAACCCTGTAATACCTGCTTTGTGCGCTCTATCTCATAGTCATACCAATAGTGTGTGATGATTTCTCCGCTTTCGTTCCTGTCGTGGGTTATGTTGATAGCGGTCTTGCCTGCTATCTGTGTTGTAGAAGGGAAAGCAAGGCGCATATACCAAATAGTATAGGTCTTTTTGTTTCCCCTGCTGTCAAGCTCTATTTCCTTTGTCTGGCTATTATTGAGATAACGCACGTGCTTACGAACATTGTAAACATACAAGTCGATATGTGGATAAACATCATCAAAGGAGAGTGCCAATGTCTGCTTGATAGCGTTTGAAGCGTCAAAAGCCGCCTTTGTGGTAATATTTCCGTCTGTGTCTACATAGATACATCCGTCTGGATAGGTTTCTTTGTCAAGCCCTAATCGTAGGAGGGTCGCTACGCTGCCAGTGCCAACAAGTGCCTTTGTAGACATATTCTTTGTTGAGCCTTGTGGGTAAAAGCAGTTGTAGTAATTCTCCTTGCTATCGCTTATGTTAGGCACTTGTACGTTATCATGCGCCTTTAACGTGGGCACTTCCTCACCAAGATTGATGCTTATCTGACCGAAGTACAACGCTTTGTGTTCCCATGACAAATGCCACTCACAAGCGTTATTCTTGCAGCCTTGAGCAATAGAAGAGAGTACCGAAAGAATGTCGTTTGCTGATACCGAGAATGAAACAGACGCATCCACATTACCGCAAAGGGTGTAAGTGAATTTATTCTCTGTTATTCCTAATGCTTCATTGATAGCCTTGCAAGCGTATTCAAGTGCATTTGTCGTTAACCCCTCAAATGACCATTCTTGCTGTTTGATAGGGTTTTTATCCGCATCTGTAGTATCGTAAAGAAACGGCACACGTGAAAGCCACATCAAAGGGTGCTGAAATTCGGGGGTGTACTTGAATGCCGTACTATCTTCATTCGGTGTGTATGAGTTGAGTAGCCTATACTTCAACCCATCATCAAAAGGTATGATATACGCACCAGCAGGCAAAGTAACCTTTAATTCGCTTTGCCATGACAAACGTACTAAGTTGGACTTCCCCAACTCTTCTTCATGTTCTGCCCCACTTGTAAGCGTTGCATCTATTATCTTATTGCCGTTGATGTCGTATATTACCATGCTCACAAAGTTAGCGAGCATATAATAAAATGGTAGAGTAGGGGGCAATAGAAAAGCCACAACTAAGACATTGTGGCTTATTGGTATATTATCGAATGTAAAATCTAAATTACCTTATATTGGCTTTCTGTGCTTGTAACATCAATACTATCCGCCATAATTCGCATGATAGCTTCATTTATAGTGACGTATGCGCACCCGACCTTGTCTTCAAAGTCTTTGTCAAAGCCAAATAACTTGTTTTGTACTTCGCCTAACTTAGCGAAACACTCATCTAAATTCTTCTTGCAGTTTAATAACTCTGCTGTATTCTCACTTAATGCTATTGTTGTCATAATTGTCATAGTTTTATATAGTTATAGTCTTGTAATTTGTTGATTTTCAGCATGAAGCATTTTTGCTTCATGGCTATTTTGCTTTGAAAGCCTTATTATATGCTTTCACTTTATCGTTAAGTGTACGTAATCGCTTTATAAGTTTATCTATATTATCGGTTGATAATATTGTTGCAATTTCATTGCCCATCTCTTCGTCTTCGATTAACAGCACTATTTCTGCATCCATTTCATGTGTGCCGTCTGAGTCGGTGATTTGCATTCTTGATGCTTGTATGCTGAATATTACATCGTTTGATGTTTCAAGCTCTATTCTTTTGTTAAATTCTAACTTCTTCATGCCGTTCTAAATACTTTTGGATATTGGGTTTCTTGATACTTCTTTCTAAGATAGTTTATAAGACTATCATAGTTCTTGATAAAGCCGTCATTGATGAGGTCAGCGACTTTCTTCTCAAGTTGATAGAGTTCTCTCTGTTTGTTCTCGTCACCATATTTGTTTCTTGCCATCTTCTCATGACAGCCAAATACTATCCAGTTGAGAGCTTCTGCCACCTTTTGCATAGCTTTTGGCATAAAGTCAGCAGGGACAATCTTGCCGATTGCAGAGCTTAAATCTCTGTATGCATCGCCAGCATCATTGCGGAACTTTATCATTTCGTCATAGACAAAGCGGATAACCTTTACTTCAAATGTTGGGTTTATCCACATGGCAAACTTGATAAATAGTATTGGGTTCATCCAAACTTTATCGGGTGTTCTGCCATTTTTGCTCATTCTGCCTTTTACGTGTTTTATTAGGTCTATCTCTGTAACTTGTTGATTTTCACCATGGTGCATTTTTGCACCATGGCTTTTTCGCTCATTCTCATCGATAGCAAGAGCTTCAAGAAACTCTTTTGTGGTGTCCATTTCTAAGAAACGTGCCATTTTTCTTTGTTGATGCCCATCAACAGCATTCCACTGTCTTAAAAGTTCGCTACCATCAAAAAATCCATCACTTGTGCGTTGTGTAACTGAAAAATTCTCAATCTTACGTATCATTTCTTGATTACTTTTCATAACTTTGTAATCGTTTTTGATTTTGCCCCTTTGTCGTGCAAAGATTTCGGGGGCGTTTATAAAACAAGGGCAAAAACTAAGAAGTCTTGATGTGGTGTTTAGACCTCGAAGTTAATGCCCTTTAAATATCTTCTCTACCACCAAACACCACTAAGGCGGTTACTACATTGCAAAGATATA